TTAGTAGTTCGGGATTCTCTTTGAACATTCCCAAACCAGAGTTACAAGTACCGCAAAGAAATCCTCTCAACTGGTTAGTCTTGTGATTATGATCAGCATGAAATCTAGTACGAGGCAGGGGGGTCTTGCAGATCTTACACAAGAAGTGCTGCCCTGCTAACCTGTCCTCAACTTCTTGATCAGTCAAACCATACCTGTTGGCTATCTTCCTAATCCTAAGCTGGAACAGATCTGACTTCTTTCTCTTATCTTTGTGTCTGATACTTGTACATCGTTTACAGATCGACCGATGGCCGCCGGGGTGATTGATGTGGCGACTAAAAGCTTCTATGGACTGCTCAGTTTTACAGACCGAACAAATCTTGACAGCAACTCTTTCTTCCATCTTGGGAGCTGGCCGAACTAAGCGGGAACAGCGGTGTTGTTATCCTGTCGCTGAAGTCGCCGCTTATACCAGTTGCTTCCCCTCGCCTCTTCAATAGCGTCCTCTCGGACAACCCAGTTCCATCCGAGCTTTTGGGCACGAATGTCACCCTTGTGAATACGCCGGATCACCTCGAGGTGAGGGATTCCCAGCTTCTCGCCAGCTCCTCTGGCTGAGTAGAGCTTTGCCATTCTATCCTCTCTCGCGCGGGCCATAGTCTGTGGGGCCAGACAAAGACTAGAAGGATGTCGATCCCCTGGTGCCCAGTCCTGTCTGGTCCCAATCTCTATTATATAATGTCCGGCAGCCCCTGTCAATAGTGAGTTTTGGGGTAGAAACTTGGTCATTGACAAATGATCTCAGATGACTTAGTATATATATTGCGACTACGGACACGGAGCTGGGCTTCCCCCCCGAGTCCCAGCCCAGTCCGTAGTCGCATCATAACCACTCGGGAGGGATTCATGGTCAATGGCTGGAAGGTTATCTGGTTCGACGGTGACAAGAAACTAGTCCGGAAGTTTGAGGGAGACTCACCGAGGGAATCTGGGGCGGTAGACTTCGGGAAACGACTTCAGGCTTCCGGGCATAATCGTGTCCACATCGTCAGTCAGCGCAAGGCATTCGCCCCGCCACAAGATAAGCGCCAGGCGCCTGAGAGGGGAATGCTCTGGTGCCCTTACTGTTTGAAGTGGAGGAACTTTGTTGAAACCTCCATTCAGGGACAAGACGGGACGCGCAGTCCAATCCAGTGGAGGTGCCCAATCTGCACGATCAGTGTCAACAACTTCTACGTTCGGCGTCATAATCTGGATATGGTTCTACGATTCGAGGGTCGCGCTGAAATGCAGAGTGAGAACCTCATAAGGAGGAAGTTACGTGGCAGATGAAGAGAGATTCTGCATTTATTGTGATAAGCCTGTGAAGAAGATCGTCGGTGCTAACGACGAGAAAATCTGGGGCAAAGGTGAAACTCACAAAGGTGAGTTCATTCATGTAGCAGCTCGCTGTAACAAGCAGTTCCTTACCGAGAGCGAAATCTACACGGAAGAGGACAGTGATCCTAGCTCCGCCTCGTAAACTCAAGTACACCTATAAGACGACTCCCTTCGCTCATCAGAAGAAAGCCCTAAAGAAGCTGTATGATCTTCAAGGCACGGGGGCTCTGCTGATGGAGATGGGTACGGGGAAGACGAAGGTTGCAGTTGATTGGGCAGGCATTGGATTCTTTAATGATAACGTTCGCCGAGTACTGGTCATCGCTCCTCTCTCCGTGCTCGGTGTGTGGCCGCGACAGATTCGCCAGCATTCTGGAGCTCCAGCCAGGATCTTCCGTCTCGACGGTTCGATTGATCATCGAGTACGAGCACTCAGGAAGATCATGGCGGTGCCCAGAACCGACCCGACTCTCATTTATGTTATCATCAACTATGAAGGCATCTGGCGAGAAAACCGTAAGGGAACTGCTATCGAACAACTTCTCAAGGATTGGGCTCCCGATCTGGTTATCTTCGACGAAAGCCACAGGCTAAAGAGCCCCAACTCCAAACAGAGTCGTTCAGCGTACCGTATCTCGCAGTCCGCACGGATGAGCCTCTTGTTGACTGGAACGGCCATCACGAAGTCACCGCTAGATATCTTCGGACAGTTCCGTGCGATGCGACCAGAAGTCTTTGGGACGAACTGGTTCCAGTTCAAGTTTACGTATGGAATCTGGGGGGGCTTTGGTCGCTATCAACTACGCGGCTATCGCAATATGAAAGACCTGATCGGGAAGGTTAGGGCAAACTCTTATCGTATCAAGAAAGAACAGTGTTTGGACCTGCCGGAGAAACTGTTCGAAACTGTCCCGATCACTCTCGGACAGAAAGCAAACAAGATATACCGGCAGATGGCGGAAGAGATGATCGCAGAGATCGAGGAAACCCATGCCACAGCGGCCATCGTTCTCGTCAAACTCCTCCGTCTTTCGCAGATTACTAGTGGTTTCGTCAAGGATATTGAGGGAAACATCAAGATATTCGACGATTCCAAGCTGAATACCTGCGTAGATCTAATCCAAGACTCATTGGAGGAAGATCACAAGGTTGTTATCTTCGTTCGCTTTAGGAGTGACATCGACCGACTATCTGAGAAACTTCATGGGCTAAAGATCCGCCATGCAATACTGTCCGGAAGTGTCCCTGTGGGTAATCGGGACAGTTTAGTCCAGGAGTTTCACCGTGATCCGAAGCTACAAGTTTTCATTTCGCAAATCCAGGCAGGCAGTCTTGGTATTGATCTCACACCGGCGGATGTGTGTATCTTTTATAGTCTGGACTACAACGCGGCGAACTACTGGCAAGCCCAGGATAGACTGCATCGAATCGGTCAAACTAGGAAAGTTACGTATTATCATCTGGTGGTTCCCAGAACTATCGATGCGGTGGTTCTTAGAGTCCTGAAAGAGAAAGGTAACATCGCAGAAGCAGTGATCCATAACCCAAGATCACTTCTTGAAAACTGACCCTAGACAGGGAAAAACACTTGTCATATAATGTGACTAATACAGGGAGGCGCCACTTGGCTAGACAGGAACTACGGATCATTGTTGAGGGAATGGATGGGAGTGGGAAAACTACTCTCATCAACAGCCTGATGAAAGATTTTCCTCAGCTCGAACTTGTAAGAAATGACCTCGGACCAGAACAGGATTTCGATACCTGGTGGCCTCAACAGATGGACCGGGAGCAGTCAGATACCATCCCGATCCATGATAGATTCTTCTACTCAGAGCTAATCTACGGTCCAGTCATTCGTGGCAAGATCAATGCCAATCCTGACATGATTCAGACAATGGCCTGGTTCCTTCGTCTCTCTGGTCTATTGATCTACGCGCGACCGACTACAGATCAACTTCGTCAAGGCATCAAAGTCCAAGAACAGATGGAAGGAGTACATGATCGATTTACAGAGTTACTTGAACTCTACGACAGCGTGATGTCGGCAGAGATGAACTGGTATAGCAATCGGTTCATCCACTACACGTGGGAGATGGACGAGTACCAGTTTAAGGAACACGTATCGGGATATCTGAGTGGTGATATTCGATGACATCATACGACGAATCCTCATTCTCCTTTACACAATCATCTTCGCAGTAACTCCTGGGCCACACCCAGATGACTACATCCAGCCAACGGATCGTTATGCGCCTGCTCCAACACCCATCCTCCAGACGCCGAAACCAACGCCAAAACCTACTCCGAAGTACTACAAAGAAGGTCATGTTACTGGACGAGCTTCGTGGTATGGAACCGGAAAGAATGGGAGATACGGCGCCGCAGGACCTGAGCTTCGGAAACGACTCACTGCCACTTTCGGGTTCTGGAGAGGACTCACAGTGTTAGTTTGTAACAGATCTAGGTGCATTGAAGTCAAACTGAACGACTTCTGCAGGTGCAATACTTCGAAGGAGAAACTTATAGATCTATCAGATGGGGCTTTCAGTTATCTGTCCCCACTCAGTAGAGGAGTCATCCAAGTGACGGTCGGCTGGTGAATATCAACGACATCAAAACTGAGGCCCCAGAAGTTGGGGATATGCTAGCGAATATCTTCGCTCGGCAGAAGGAACTCGAAGAGAAGTACGACTCTATCGAGATCGCCAATGGCTACACTCTTCACAAGGGTTTGAACGTCGACCTCAACGACCCTGTGGCCCAGTGGTACATCAAGGATGCTGCTTATCGAATGATCGAGGAGATCAGTGAGGCTACCAACTGTCTGAAGAATAAGCCTTGGAAAACTACTCATGTCCTGACGGATGAAGCACATTTCTATGAAGAGCTGATGGATGCCCTCCATTTCTTCATTAGGCTCTGCCTGATCGTCGGACTAGACGCGGGTGCAGTATACAAGCTGTATTTCAAGAAGTCCGAAGTCAACAAGTTTAGGCAGGAGAGCAACTACTAATGCCAGATAGATATGGCGTGCCAATGCCAGAATCGGAGATGTACAAGAAATCAGTACCTCGCGATGATCTGGTTGTTAGATTTGGTGAGACTACGGTTTCTCGAGCCGAAGTGGCTACGATCTTGAATATCATGATGATCACTGGGGTGATCAAGCCTAGTGAGTTCATTGACCTGATGGTTCGCCAATGCGAGAGAATCGACGAAGAGCGACGACTCGCAGCAAGACTGGATGAAGACCGAGGATGATCGTCGAGGAATTCGCCAACATCAAGGAGATGTGGGAGAGCGCATACTTCGGTATGCTCGATGACAAGCCAGGTTATATCGACTACTATCAGCGCAATATCATTCATTCATTCGGCAATCAGATGGAGGCACGCTCCGCGGTCTTCGACTTCGACCTAGGCAAGATCGGTCTCACACCAACAAAGTGGACCAAGTTCACTGGGCAATACGTGGATGTTGAGTCCCTCCACGCCTGGGTGAACAACGCCATGAATGTGAGAACCTATGACGCTTTATGGACTTTCAAGATCGTTCCGCCTAACTTCTCTGGTCAGAAAGCGGTTCATCAATGGGGGAACTGTCTTCTCGGTTTCTCTTTCAGGAGGCAGCCCAAACCAGCGACTCTCACTCTTTATACCAGAGCCCAATCCCTCGGATTCAGCGGAATTGCTGATTACGCGCTTTCTGATTTCGTCGCAAGAAAATTGGCAGAGAGAATGGGCATTGACCAAGAAAGCATTAGACTCCGCATCTACTGCCCGAACTTCATCATCAAAACCGTCGAGACTGTCAGTACCCTCTACAGTTTTGGACGACTCGACGAGTTCGTAGAGAAAGAGGGAAGAATTGGAGATTCAGTTAGATACTACCTCGCCTACATGGATCGAGATGAAGATGAGATCAAGTGGAGAGCTGCTCGACGGTGGAAGACCAAGTTCGAGAATGCCCAAGCTGGGATCTATCGCGAGTTCAATGTATCTGGTCTTCAGCTACGTGGATGGGATGCGCATCGTAGGGTCAACCGAGTTCTTACTTCTCAAGAGGCGTCGAAACTGGTTCTCACTGGAGAAGGAAGGCGGGGCTCCGCCGTCATGGAGATAGAAGACGAGGAGGCGGTTTGAGAATCTATAAGACGTTCCCGGATGCTCTGAATGAGCTGAAAAGGGACATCGCGGAGCTGGGGTCACAGGTTCATCCACAGACCATGCAGGACAAGCAGATTGCGGATGACCCAGACTTCCTTACCCAGGAATATCTCAATATGATCTACACAGTCACTAAGCCTGACTTGAGTGATCTTTGGGGGTATTCCCAAGTTCAATGGTGCGAGGCTGAATGGATTGAAAGACTCAGAGGACTTCGGCCCGCTGACCATCTGGCCGCTTGGAGTCTACGGCCAGAAGTCTGGCAAGAGTTTGCGGATCGCGGTTTCGGTTATACTTACGGAGAAAGATATAGAAGCACTCCAGACAGCTCTGACGGCGTTCTGGCATCCATCATTGATGAACTCAGGAATCATCCAGATTCCCGACAGTTGTTCATGCCAGTGTGGAGGGAACTGGACAATCAGGTGTTGGGGCAACGACGTGTTCCTTGTTCACTGGGGTACTGGTTCGCACTGCGAGGAGGTAGACTCAATATCACATATCTACAGCGTTCCGGGGACTACTTCACACACCTAGCAAACGACATGTACCTTACCCATAAGCTGCAGATCTATGTGGCTCAGCAAGTTGGGGCCAAGCCGGGCAATTTCACCCATTGGATCGGCTCGCTCCACGTCTATCGCCGTGATGTAGCCGATGTCTTCTAAGATTTGTAGCCGGTAGTTCTACTCAAGAAGGATGTAGCGGATGTCTTCTAACATCTATCACTATGCTAGTCACCCATTGTCAGATACCTCTCGAGCGGCCCATTTCCTCATGCAGAATAAGGTGTGGGTCAATGGTAACTTGGAGAGGGTTCGTATCAAGGATATGGATCTGGACTACGTTGTAGCCACGATGACCTGGCTTCTCAAGCGAGCACCAGAGGTCAAGTTCCAACTGGAACTTTACTATCGTAGGAAGGAAGCACCAGAGGGACTACAGTTCGAATTCGCGTCGTTGGAACCTTATGGATGGATGAAGGGTACTGCACTCTTCACTCGCCTCATGGCACGATTCGACCGGCTTTCTACTTCTTATCCACCGGCCCGACCTAAGGTCATGGATGTCCAGGAAGATCGAGATA